ACATTGTTTCCAATTCTTTTACGGAGACAAATGGTCTGAGACACAGGCTCAAGTTTATGCTAATTTTATGTGTGAATTTTTAACTACTAAAACCAATAATTTACCATTCTAATGAAACAAACTTATAAAGATATAAAGGACTTAAATTATTATTTAGAAATAAGTTCTAAAAAATATGAAGATCCTTTAATACGATTTGAGTATAGCGATTGTAGTATGAGTGATTTTTATAAAGTAGCTAAAATAGTAGAAGGGTTAAAAAGTAATGGGTATAAACACTCTATTACCAATATTACTAAAGACGGAATACTTAATTTAATTGTACAAAAATGAAGTTAACAATTGGAAAGAAAGCCAATGTAAATTACTTGGCAAAGATTGTGAGAATTAATCAATTTAAGCCTCACACAGATCCAGAAGTAACAAGATTGAAGGCTTGTGTAGTTGATGGTTTTAATATCCTTTGTGGTATTGATTCTGAACCAGGCTTGTATGTTTACTTCCCAACAGCGTGTTGTTTGAATCCTGATTTCTTGCGTTATGCTAATCTTTATAAACATAAAGAGTATAATGCAGACCCAGAACAATCAGGTATGTTTGAAGATAATGGTCGTGTAAAGGCTATTAGACTTCGTGGTGAATTGTCAGAAGGATTTATTCTTCCAGTAACTATATTGGAGAACTATGTTCTATCTGTAACTAATGTAGAATTAACTTGTGAAGAAGGTACTGAATTTGATATTGTAGAACACGATGGCAAAACCTTTTGGATTAACAAAAAGTATATCCCGAAACGTACGCAAGGGGCACCGGGGTCAAGTACGAGTAGAGCAGCAAGACAACCGAAGGGAATCGATAAAATCATTGAGAATCAATTCCGATTCCATTACGATAGATTACGTGTCGCCTAATTCAGTAATGGATTAGTGAAAATTGGGCAAAATCGAAGAAAACCTAAAATTTCATTAAGTATACAACTTTTTATTTGGAGTACTAGAAAATTTTTAGTATCATTGTATAGAGTAATAAATTATAATGATATGATAAAAAAGACTGCTAAAACTGAACAAATGTTAGAAATTCTTAGGCAGAATTTCACCGATGAAGACTATAAAGAATATATTCTCGGTAATTTGAAGATGAAAGATGTATACGAAAAGTACGAGGTTAACCAAAACGCAATGGATTATTTCTTTGCAGAAAAAGGTTACGTTAAAAGAAGTACATTACGAAAAGAAAATATTAAAATAGATATTTTTAATCCTGTAAACACCCCAGAAGCTGCCTATATATTAGGTTTTTATATTGCCGATGGTTGTTTAAACGGAAATAAATTTGTAATTACTTTAAATGAAAAAGATAAAGAGATTCTTGAAAAAATAAGGGATTATATGTCTCCTATTACTAAATTAATTTATAAAAAAGAAACTATTAATAAACAAGGTATTGTATCGCATCCTATGTACAGCTTTGCGTTTGCTTGTAAAGAAATAGTTAGTTGTTTAGAAGATCTAGGTTTAGGCAAGAACAAAACTTATTTAAGTAAATCCATTAAAAATGTAGTCCCTAAAGAATTAATGTGGGATTTTATAAGAGGGTATTGGGATGGAGATGGTTGTATCTCTAGTTCTAACGTAACTAAAAATGTTAAAGAAACTTCTTATAATTATATTAATATTGGATTTACTATCATTTCTAAAGATCCTGATATTCTCAATGAAATGAATGAATTTTTTATGGAAGAAGGTATTAATACTCATGTTTATCCAGACAATAAAGGTAATTATCTAGTTGGAACGCATAGTAAATCTGAAGTAGAAAAAATTTATAATAAGTTATATACTTCAAGTAATCTTTTTATGGAAAGAAAACGTACTAAATTTAATGAAATCATGGCAACATCGAGGTAAACTAACGTATAATAGCGTTAGTCACTGTAACGCGTAGACATTGAAACTATGAAAATAGAAATATTAATCAAATACGATGATCCTAATGACATCGCTAGGCCTCCACAAACTATAATAAAAGAGTGGAAAGAATTTGATATAACTCCTTACGAACTATATGAATTATTGAATAATGTTAGAGGTAGTTTATTTTGTAGAATATAATATGTCCAAGAGTGCCCAACACCCTACATCTGAGGGTGAAAATGTACGCTGAGCTTATAGGAAACTATAAGAAGTACGGATAAAAAGCCGTACGATAACAAAACTGACAACTCTTATTAAGAAATGTCCTCATGTAATTAAACCTAATGATCTTATCTCTATTACTGAGAAAGTTCATGGTACATCAGGTATTTCTGCTTATGTTCTGTGTAAACAACCATTAAATTGGAAACAAAAAGTAGCTAAATGGCTTACTGGTAAAGAATTTAATAAGTATGACTATCTTTACGCTTCTCGTAAAGTTATTCAAAATCAATACTATAATCCTAATGTATCTTTAGGATTTTATGGTGTAGATTTTAGACAATATGCTGATGAAATAGTTAAACCTTGGTTACAAAAAGGTATGACTGTCTATTATGAAATTGTAGGATACCTTCCTAATGGTGGTTATATCCAGAAAGGTTATGATTACGGTTGCATTCCTCCTGCACAAGGTGAGAAGTATCAGTATGGTGTACATTTTGAGGTATTAGTATATAGAGTAACTCTTACTAATGTTGATGGTAATGTACATGAATTTTCAGCTCGTGAGGTTCAGCAATGGTGTAAGAGTTGTGGTTTACAATGTGTAGACCAATACTATTATGGTTATGCTGGTAGTCTGTATTCTGACTTAGATCCAGATGAACATTGGAATGAAAATTTCTTACAGAAACTTGCTAATGACAAAAACTTTAACATGGAACTTAATAGTCCGACTTGCAAGAATAAAGTGCCGCACGAAGGAATAGTTATTAAGATTGAGAATATGAAGTCTGAAGCATTTAAGCTTAAATGTTTCAAATTCCTAGATGCTGAGGGTAAGGCTCTTGATAAAGGTGAATCTAATATTGAGGATGAAGCATGAATTGACAGAGGGTTGTCTTTGTACAGCTCTCTTTATTAACGATATTGATGTAAACGAACTACCTATAGAGGAAATTAGAAAAGCTGTTGTTGAATTGATTCTTCAAGTGGAAGATAAAGAAGAATTAATTTGGGAATGGCGAAGTTTGATGGGATCTGTAGGAGATTATGAAGATTTAGGTCATTGTGACCAATGTGGAGATGATATTAGTAAGTATACAGTAAATATTGAATGATTATGGAAAAGGAAGTATTTGAAAGAATGTTGTCAGAGTTTAATGAATTGAATGAAAGAGTGACTAATTGTCGTGAATTTCTTCTTGATGAAGAAAAGTCTAAGGTACTTGATGCCTTGAATCGCGATTTGCTAGTAGCTCAGTTGAAGGCTATGGAAGCTTATTTGTCAATCCTTTCAGTTCGTATTGGTTTGAACGCACCAAGAGAAGAATTTGCTCAACCAGCAGATACTGAAGAAACTGTAGTTCCAGAAGCAGTTAATGATTAAAAAGGTCATCTTTACAGATAGATCTGATTCTTTATTAACAGCATATCTCCGAGATATTTCCAGATATAAAATTCTGGAATGCTCGGAGATTAATGAATTAATTGAGAAAGCCCAGCAGGGAGATGAGACAGCCCGTGAAAAGGTAGTTAATGCTAATTTGAGATTTGTAGTAACTGTTGCTAAACAATTTCAAAATAGAGGATTGCCTTTAATGGACTTGATTAGTTCTGGGAATGAAGGGTTGATGAAAGCAGTAGATAAGTTTGATACTAAAAGAGGTGTAACATTCTTATCTTATGCTATCTGGTGGATTAGACAATCAATTTATAATTCAATTTATTGGCAGGCTAAGGAAATTAGATTGCCGATGTCTCAACAACTTCTAGTAAATACTATTACGGATTGTATAGATAAGTTCTTAAAAGAACATCATAGAAATCCTAGTTCCATAGAAATATCTGAAATTACTGAAATTCCTGTAGAACAAATTGATTTTCTTGCTCAATTCTCTAATAAGCTTGTCTCAGTAGATGACTTTATTGGAGGTGATGAAGAGAATAGTCAAGTTTGTGATGTAATTCCTGGAGACGAAGAACCTTTAGAAGATGTGGTAAACAAACAATATGTTACTGATGAAATTAAAGGTATGTTATCTAGGTTAACTATACGAGAACACGATTTACTTTGTATGTACTTTGGTATCGGAATGCCAAAAGTAAATGCTAAAGTGATTGCTGATATGTACGGTGTAGGGAATGAAAGAATTCGTCAGATGAAAGAAGCTGCATTAGCCAAACTAAAAAAGAGATTCAGTAATAAACTTAAAACTTTGATTTAATTATGACTTTTGGAGAAATTTTGAAAGAATTGCAGAATGGTAGAGTAGTTCGCCGAACAGATTGGAGAGAAGAACTTGTAGTATTTATGCAGGTTCCAGCAGATATTCCTTATGACAGAACTTGGAATATGCAGTCTCTTCCTACTGATATGAAAGTGTTGTTAAAGCAACATAATAAGGGGATTAGATACGAACATCAGTTCATTATTTATGACCTTATTGATCAGACTGCTACATATCAAGTATTTGACGGTGATGATGTAAATGCTACAGATTGGGTAGTTATTGAACCATTCACTTATAATCACTATGAGTAATTATCCTCTAGGTGCAGCTAACGATCCTAACGCTCCTTACAATGAACCATTAACTAAATATGCTAAAATAAGAGCTGAAGTTACGGTTGATATAGGGACTATGATAGATGTATTTGTTGAGGTAGATGAAGATGGTTATCCAGATATGGAAGATTTAAGAGAAGCTGTTATTGAAGCTCTTTGTAATAAGTTTATCAATAATAGTGGAGATGTCTTAAGTGATATTCATATTTGGGACTGGAGACTTCAATGATATATCTCGTT